GAGAGTGGATCAACAGCCTCCAGATTTGGGTATGGGTTTCTAGAAAGGATCTTGTTTACTACCACCCTCACAAACTTAGGTAGGATAGGAACAGGAGTGTAATCCATGTTGAGTAAGCTGCCGTCCCCAGCATTAGGAGCTAAAGACCGCAACAACTTCTTGTAGATGTTGGTGTCTTGAGTTCCGTTTGCGTAATCTCTGCTCTTCTCGAATACAACGTTTCGTTTTCCGTACAAAGATGTAGAGCTGTTTATTTTGCCCCACTGGGATTCTATTGACTTCGCATACTCTACGCCATAAGCTTTTTGCTGCTTTGTTTCTGTGCTTGCCAGCGGATCAGGAAATGAGCTCTTACGCTTGTTGTTTGTGTAGTTCATGTTTTATCTGACGATATACGCCTATTCTGCAAATATAGCAAATCGACGCTAGACCTTATATCGCCTGAAAAATACCTTTTCATTAAAGTTTACTTGGACTTTTTGCTTTTCTTTTTGAGCGGCAAGAAGGGCTAAACCAGAACTGATGGTAAGGTCAAATTTAGTACGCTTGTCTATCTTAAACCCTATCCAGTCTTCCAGCGTTTTATTGAAATACATTCTTCCCATCTCTCCAGAGTCATAATTCACCCCTACATGATCGTGTATGTACGCTTCGATTGCCTGAGCGTGAGACTGTATAACGTCCTGTGAGTTAGAAGGAATTCCTTTTGTCCTTACGTTTACAGCAGAGTTACCTGTTTTTAAGTGGTTAGGACGATCCATTAGGTAGCCGTCATAACCCCTTGATTCAAAGTACCTTGCAATACCGTACTTGTTGTTTTCTATAAGTAAAGGGTAGCCATAATAAAAGGCACACATAAGAACATCTTCGTAAAATATACTGGCTAAGTCTGGACGAGAGGCATACTCAACAACAAACATGTTTGATGGTCGGTTCATGCTAAACTTATTGTACATATGCAAAGCGCCTTTAGACCCTCTGCCATCTACAGTAGCGTCTAGATCATAAGAGTCAACTCCTCCGCATCCATAGCTGACAAAAGGAGGGATCTTTTTACCTCTTTCCACCTTAATTACGTTCCTTTCTTTTGTGTCTGGCATCCAGGAAACCCTAAACCTGCCATTAGGTGTAGGGGAGAAAACCGCTTCCTTGTCTTTTTCCTTCCAGGTAAAGTTTCCAGTAACAACAGGATTGGGGTATAACTCTTCATTGCTTTCTATCTGCTGGTAGATCTTACCGATGTTGAATAGACTTCCCTCGATGCTGTCTCTAAACGCTTCGTCTTCGGTAAAAGGGAACTGACGAGTCACCTCGTTTAGTTCAGAGGGGTTATCCTTAAAGGACTGACGCTCGTTCTTAAGGTAAGACTTACTGCCAGATTCGATAAGATCCCCGTCTATGCCTTGTATGTGTTCGTTTTGAAGCGGGTCATTTACCACGGCGTTTCCATAGATATCAAAAAACCCCTCTAAAGCGTTGTATGCTGGGATAAAGATCCTGTACAGACCTGTTTTTGTTCTTTCGTTTTTGTTTCTCTCGTTAGGGTCAGAATCGTGCCAAAGACCTTTGTACTCCTCGCCGCCTTTATTCATGGGGTTTACGGTACTACCCACTATGGCTTTGCCTACAATCTTTCGACCTACAATCAAGCAAGTACGCTCAATTCTCCAGGCCTCCCTGATGTCAGTTGGTTTCTCCCACTTGCCAGCCTCATCGAGGTACAGCATATGTAGCTTCTCACCGTCATATGCGTTGTTGGTTGTGTTCTTCCAGTTAATAACGGTGTTCAATGCATCACCGCGATGAGAGGTCTTGTTGTTTTTTGTGATACGCTTAGAGGGCTCACGAAATGCCAGCTCCATACGAGGGTTTGTGGTACCGTCCTGGATTGGCTTAAAAAAGAATGGATAGCTGCGAAAGATCGCAACCACCTTCTTCATGAATATGTTCTCTTGCGAGTCTTTACCAGTTTTCGACTGTATGCCAAGAAGCTTCTCTTTAACTTGACTAGCTTCATCCACCAGGACAGCAGAGCATATGTTAGTGTAGCCAGAGCGACGGCACTTAGTATAAAGCTGACCGAAACAACGGTCGTCAGCTTCACAAGCAGCCATGTGCGTAAAGATGTCTTTTTGGAAAGCAAGGTATGATGGGTATCCGATATCAATTTTAGACCATTGTAGAAACATATAGTGTCTCCCTGTAATATACGTAGGTTCCCCATTATTGTAAAACCATACACCGTCACGCCTACGCTGAAACTCTTGCTCGATGTAAGAACGAAACTTGTTCCGAAACTCGGAAGGTTTTTCGAACCACTCATCCATGCTGCGTATCCTACGCATTTCCTCTGGCATATCTGTGCGTTTCCACAGCTGCAACTTCTTTGGCTGGTCATGGAAGAGAATTTCCGATTTGCTCGGTTTCTTTGGCAGTACCACGAGTAGCCCGTGGAGCTCGATAACTTCTCCTTCTGTACCGTTAGGGTCGATCTTAATCCCCTTAGTTTCATAACCTTTTATGTCGATTAAATTAGACATCAAAAACTCTGTCCATGAGAGTTCATTCTACCCAGCAAAGGTACGCCTTCTTTGGGGTTTTTAATCTCCATTTGTTCTCCGCATTCACACTGTCCTTCTGGATAGTAAACGCTACCATTCTGGAACTTCATAGTAAGGCTCCTGACAGATTTCTCTGCTTTACATTTCTCACAAATAAGGTCGGGCATGTTGTTTGATTTAATTGGTACACCAGACAGGATTCGAACCTGTGACCGTCTGCTTAGAAGGCAGATGCTCTATCCAACTGAGCTACTGGTGCATGTGCTCCCTCCAGGACTTGAACCTGGGACCTGCCGATTATGAGTCGGACGCTCTAACCAACTGAGCTAAGAGAGCTTAAAGTATACTTTTATATGATCGGTTGTAACTGACTGATTGTCAAAGTTATAGTCGTCCCAGTATATTAATCCGCTAGCATTACTTGGAGAATCTTTCTGCGAATCCTCCTGAGTAGTCTTTGTCTTTTTCAATTTCTCCATTGTCATTTAATTCTTTAACCATTTGCTCTAGCCTCTGGCGCTCCACCAAAAGCTCTTTACAGTCGATAGCAGTTTGCTTTATGGATTGGAGCTCGGCCTTACGCGCAGAGCCCCCCGCTTCAGGATCGACAGGCTTCTTTACCTCTTCGATCATGTTGTTGATGGCTTCCTCCATGCTCTGCATAAGTCTCCTGGCGGCGCTTACGGTAGTAAACTTAGACTTCGACATATAGCAAGTCTTCTGTGCGGGTTCGGTAATACTCCTTTCCGTCTATTTTAATTCTGTAGTCTCTGTTTTCCTTAAAGCCTACTACGTCACCTATCTTAAGCCCTAGCTCATCCACCCAAGGCGCTTCAAATGCAATCCTCCCTTTAGTGACAGGTGTCTCTGAAAGCTTAACAATCTCGATAAGATCGGACTGTTTTTCTTCTGGTTCTTCCACTCCTTCGAGGAGTGACCAGCCCGCCAATGGGCGTACCTCGCCAGTCTTTTTAGACTTGTAAGCAATAGCTTGATTAGCAGCGGTATAGCCAGGATTATACTGAACAATAAAGTGATTGTCTTCACCAGTAAGAGGCTGGCCGTCGTTAATAACAACATGATGATGGAAGTACAAAGTATCACCCACTTCGACTCCAGTATCGTATTTAAACGGCGACGCCACGACGGGTCCTTCTGTGATTCTATTTTCAAACTCATCAAATTTAGTGTCTATATATAGCTCCAAACCACCTTCCGTGGTGATCTTGTCGTCAAGCTGTTTTTCTAGCTCCACGACAAACAAATCAAATGTTCTCATTAATTAAAAATTTAAATCGTATTCTAAAACGCAAGGCATTTCGTCAATGGCTTTCCAGAGCATTATCTCTGAGTCATTCTCTACGTATATGAGGTACCTCTGCTTACTAAACTTATGAAGGTGTCTATCGTCCTCCACAATCGCAGATATCTCTCCATGTCCTGCTCGCATGCCAATATAATAAGCCATGCCGTTTTTAGGGTC